GGCGCGAGGGCTTCCTTCCTGGACTTCCAGCGCGTGCGGGCCGACAGCGTGATCCACTGGTTCCGCGCCGACCGGCCGGGCCAGCGCAGGGGCCTGCCGGACATCCTGCCGGCGCTGCCGCTCTTTGCGCAACTCCGGAGGTACACGCTGGCGGTGATCGGCGCGGCCGAAAGTGCCGCCAACATCGCCGTGCTGATGAAGACCAACGCCCCGGCCGGCGGGGAAGCGGCGGAAGTCGAGCCCATGACGGAGATGGAGTTCTCGCCGAACATGGCGGTCTTCACTCCGGAGGGCTGGGAGCCTTCGCAGATCAAGGCCGAGCAGCCTGTGACCACTTACGACATGTTCAAGCGGGAGATCCTCAATGAGATCGCCCGCTGCCTGAACATGCCGTACAACATCGCGGCCTGCAATTCCTCGGGCTACAACTATGCATCGGGGCGGCTCGATCATCAGACCTACTACAAGAGCATCCGGGTCGAGCAATCGCACGTCGAGTCGGTCGTCCTGGACCGCGTTCTCGATGCATGGATGGCTGAGGCGGTCAAGGTTTATCCCGAACTGGCGGGCGCGGGCCTGTACTTGCCAAGAAGCTCGTGGCCGCACCAGTGGTTCTGGGATGGCCACGAGCACGTGGACCCGGCCAAGGAGGCATCCGCCCAGGCCCAGCGCCTTGCCTCCAACACCACCACGCTGGCCAGCGAGTACGCCCGACAGGGCAAGGACTGGGAGACCGAGCTTCGCCAGAGGGCGAAGGAAGTGGCCCTGATGAGGGAACTGGGGCTGACGGTGGCGCAGACGGCGCCGGCCAGTCCGCCCCAGGATCAAGTCAAGGAAGATGAAGACGATGAAGACGAACAAGACACCCCTCAATCAAAAGCCGCCTGACCGGCTGGAACTAACTGCGCAGATGGACATCACCGCCGGCGCCGACGCTGGCGATGGCAAGCCCGCACTTCCCCGCTTCAGCATGGTCGCCTACACCGGCGGGCCGATGCGGGTGGCCGGCTGGCGGTGCCCTGTGGTCGTGGACCTGGCCGGGCTGGCTGTCCCGCGGCAGAACGCCCCGATCCGTGAGTCGCACGGCGCCCGTATCGGCCACGCCGAGAGCATCCGAGTCGAGGCCGGCCAGCTCGTAGCGGCGGGCGTTATCTCCTGCACGGGCCAGGTCGCCCGCGAGGTGGTCGCCGACGCCAAGAACGGCTTTCCCTGGCAGGCGAGCATCGGGGCGTCGGTCGAACAGTTCGAGTTCATCAAGGAAGGTCAGTCGGCCCTGGTAAACGGCCGGGACTTCATCGGGCCCGTGAACGTCGTCAGGAAGGCGACGCTGGGCGAGATTTCATTCGTCGATCTTGGAGCCGACGGGAACACGTCGGCCAATGTGGCCGCTTCGGCCAAGGAGAACATCAACATGGACGGTAACGACACCATCAAGCAGGACAAGACCGCAGAGGGCATCGAGGGCAAGGAAGCCCCGGCCGCTACGGCACAGGCGACCGCCGGCACGGAGGCCGGCACGCCTGCCATCAAGGCCGCGGCCACGACCGCGACGGCCGGCGCCGGCATCACCGCGACGTGCGTCGCCGATATGCGCGCCAGCGCCGCGGCTGAGCAGGAGCGGATCGTGGCCGTGCGCAAGGTTTGCGGCGACACCCACGCGGAGATCTGCGCCAAGGCCATCAAGGATGGCTGGGACGTCACCCGCACCGAATTGGAGGTCCTGCGCGCCGACAGGCCCAAGGCCCCGGCTGCGCACATTCCCGATCCCGGCGCGCCGGGAACCGGCTCGGTCCTGGAAGCCGCGTGCATGCTCACCGGCGGCGTCAAGGGCGACGCGGTTGTCGCCGCCTTCGGTGAAAAGTCCGTCGAGGCCGCCGACAAGCGGTTCAAGGGCGGCATCGGCCTGCAGGAACTCTTGCTGGAGGCCGCGTGGGCCAACGGCTACGACGGGCGGAACTTCCGCGACAGCCGGGCCGTGCTGCGGTTCGCGTTCGGCCATGCCGGCGGAATCCAGGCCGGCTGGTCCACCATCGACATCGGCGGCATCCTGTCCAACGTCGCCAACAAGTTCCTGCTGGAGGGCTTCTTCAGCGTCGAGCGGACCTGGCGGAACATCTGCGCCGTGAGGAATGTGTCCGACTTCAAGACGGTCACTTCCTACCGGCTGATCGGCAAGGACCAGTACGAGATCGTCGCCCCCGGCGGCGAACTCAAGCACGGGACGCTGGGCAACGAGTCCTACACCAACAAGGCCGACACCTACGGCCTGCAGCTGGCCATCGACCGGCGCGACATCATCAACGACGATCTCGGCGCAATCACCACCGTGCCCCGCAAGCTCGGCAGGGGCAGCGGCCTGAAGATCAACGACGTGTTCTGGGGCATCTTCCTGAACAACGCCGCGTTCTTTGCCGCCGGCAACAAGAACTACACCACCGGCGCCGACACGGTGCTGTCCATCGACGGGCTGACGAAGGTGGAGAAGCTCTTCGCCGACCAGGTGGACTCCGACGGCAAGCCCATCGGCGTCCAGCCGGCGGTCATGCTGGTGCCCACGGCCCTGTCGGCCATGGCGACCATGCTCTTCAAGAGCCTGGAGATTCGCGACACCACGGCCAGCACCAAGTATCCCGTGGCCAACCCGCACCAGAACAAGTTCCGCGCGGAGGTCAGCCGCTACCTGTCCAACTCCAGCTACACAGGCAACAGCGAGAAGGCATGGTATCTGCTGTCCGACCCGGCCGACCTGCCCGTCATCGAGGTGGCGTTCCTCAATGGCCAGGAGTCCCCGACCATCGAAACGGCGGATGCGGACTTCGGAACGCTCGGAATCAGAATGCGCGGCTACCACGACTTCGGCGCCTCCCTGCAGGATCCCAAGGGTGGCGCAAAAGCCAAGGGCGAGGCATAAGCCTAATTCCCACAGGAGATAACGAACATGGCACAGAACTATCAGGCAACATTCATTCAGGAAGGCTTGTCCATCGACTACACGCCCGGCTCGGCGGTTGCCGCCGGCCAGGTGGTGGTCCAGGGCAGCATGATCGGCGCGGCGAAGACGCCCATCGCCGCAAACGCCCTGGGCGCTCTGGCGGTCCGGGGCATCTTCGACGTGGTCAAGGCCAACGAGCAGCAGGCGCTCGGCGCGGCCCTGTACTGGGACGCCGACGGCAACCCGTACAACGGCACGGCCGGCACGGGTTGCGCGACGACCACCAGCAGCGGCAACACCTTCATCGGCTTCGCCCAGGTGGCGGCTGGCGCCACAGACGAGATTGTCCGCGTGTTGTGGAGCGGGCCGGTGGCCGTGGCCAACACGGTCCACAACGCCCTGACGGCCCTCATTGCGGACCCCGGCAACGCGGGCGCCATCCCAGTGACCGACACGGGCCACTGCGAGATCGTCACGGCCGGGGCCGAGACCAGAACGCTGGCTGCCCCGACGTACCTGGGCCAGATGCTCCTGCTGTCGATGAAGACCGACGGCGGGGATGCGGTTATCGCCGTGGCGACGGGCATCAATCAGACGGGCAATAACCGGATCACCATGAACGACGCGGCTGACTCGATTCTGCTGGTCGCCGTCGCCAGCGGCACCAACATCCGCTGGCGCGTGGCCTGCAACGACGGCTGCACGCTGAGCACGGTGTAAACCGCGGCGGTCGGCACGGAGGCTTGGGCTATGGGTGACCTTCTCCGGCAAGGAAGCCAGTGGCTGGCGGGCGTGCTCAAGCAGCACGCCTCCAGCCCGGTCACCTACAGCCGCCCTCCGGCGGACGACGAGGGCGAGACGCTCGAGTTGGAGATCGCCGCCACGCTGGGCAAGACCGACTACGAGAAGTCCGACCAGTACGGCCTGCCGGTTGGCGCCACAGCCACCGACTTCCTGGTTTCGACGGCGGACTTCACGGGAACCTTCGGTGAGCCCCAGGTCGGTGACAGGATAGTTTGCGATGGCGTGACGTATGAAGTGCTCGAACTGCCCGGACAGGGCTGCTGGCGGTGGAGTGATGGGTTCGGCAACACAATGCGAATTCATACCAAGCGGATCGGAGCGGAGTAACGACCATGTGCCCCAGCGAACAGTACGAGAACGTATGCAAGGGCGAATTCAGCGAATTGCACGTCAAGCTGGACCGCATGGATGTGGCCATTCGCGGCAACGGCAAGCCGGGACTTAACACCCGCCTGGACCGGCTGGAGCAGGATGCCAAGCGCCAGGCCCGTTTGGTCTGGCTGATCGTAGGCGCGGCCGTGACTCTGGCGGGCACGTCGGCGTGGCATGCCGTCTTTGGAGGTTAGGCCAGTGGCACTGGTGATCGACATCGCGGACGCGGTGGCCAGCCTGCTGAACGGCGAAGACGCCGACTTCTCGCAGGCCTTCGAGGCCCAGCGGCGGGTCCGGCCGAGCGTCGAGCTTGCGGACCTGACCGATCTGCGCGTGACGGTGGTGCCCAAGGGGTTTGAGGCATCCGTCGCCAGCCGGAGCCTCAGCCAGTACGACGTGCAGGTGGATGTCGGCATCCAGAAAAAGCTGCCCGCAGGCGCCGACGAGGAAGTCGAGGTCGCCACGATGTGCGGCCTGGTCGAGGAGGTCGCGGACTTCCTCAAGGGCAAGCGCGTGGAAGGGACCGGCTGGTCCGCGTCCTGGGTCCGCCCGGCCGTCAACGAGCCGGTCTATTCGACTGAGCACCTGGCCGAGAAGCGGGTGTTCACGTCGGTCCTGACACTGACCTACCGGGTGATGAAGTAGCGAGGTATCGAGATGGCCTATCAGCGCAAATGGCTTCAGTCAACCGACGTGATGGTCTGCCAGACCACCGGTGCGGTCCTGGTTCGGGCCTTGTCATCCTCGGCGCAGGGCGACTTCGATCTGCTGGAGTTCCCGCTTTACCACACGGAGGGCGTCGAGGATGTCGTCTGGGATGTGCGTTTCGCCTTGGCGGAACTGACCGATCCTGCCTTCGCCGCGCCGCTGCTTGCGGGAGACACGAGCGTCTCCTTCGCGGGCTTGTTTGCCCGCGTGGACTATCGCGGGGTGCCCGGCGGGATCGGGGCGATCACCCAGGATGGCATCGCCACCAAGATGTCCGAGGCCGACTCGCTGCTCAAATCCGGCCTGCTGCTTGTGCCCGCCAGCGCCGCGGCACTGGCCAGGTTCATCCCCGGCAAGAAGTACATTCGCCGCTCGTCGCAGAAGGCCCGCGGCCATGAGGAATGGAGCGTCAACCATGACGAAATCATCGTTTGGTAGGTTGGCGGCCCTGGCCCTGGCCAGCGTCCTGCTGACGGCGACCGCCGCGTGGGCGTGCATGTTCCTCGTGCCGCCCTACGCGGCCATCGAATACAACGCCGACGAGGCCCTGGCGCTGCACGGATCGGCGGAAGCCTTCGACAAGGCGGCCCCGACGCATCTTCGCGACGTTGCCGCCGGCGACGCCGCGCACTGGTTCAACCGCGACGCGGGCGAGATTACCACGCTGCGGGGCTACGCTCACATCGGCGTCCAGGGTTCTACCCAGCAGCAGGCCAACGCCAACGTCCAACTGATCCAGATTTGGGGCTGGCTGGACACCAACGGCAACGGGGCGGCCGACGCCGGGGACACAACCACGGCGTGGACAAAGCTGGTCGAACACACGCCCAGCGCCAACGGCGGCGACGGCTCCGGCGGCAACGTGGTCGG